ACCAATGTTCAGATACTCACCATTCTTATTACGGTTTGAACGACCAAAAGCAAGAGCTTTGTTCTTAGCATCAGCCCACTGCTGCTCAAGTACCCACTGCTCATTGTGCATCCACATATCTACAGTGCGAATCTTACCAGTAGCTTCATCCTCCAGAGGAATACCAAAAGCCAACTTGTCATTGATCATAGCACCAGATACCTTGTGCTGCATACGGATGGTAGTGAACTCATTACGCATAGCCGTAGGACTTGAAAAGGTAATGTCATCAACCTTTCTAGAGAGTTCACGCTCAACAGGAGCATATTCCTTAGAGAATCTCTTACCAGGCATCAACTGCTCAACAGGCATACCATCGGTATTACCAGCCATCAGCTCTACCTTGTAAACAACATTAGTTCCCTCATTGCGACCGTCACCAAGAATACGCAGAGGATAAACCTCATTCAATTCACCAACGATGACTGCACCATCAGCAAACAAGTTCTCTGCAAATACAACATAGAAAGGCTCTACGTTCTTACCTGCATTACCATAGGTCTGACCCCATGTTGCATCAATGATGTTACCATCAATGTCACGAGCTTCAACCAAAGGAAGGTTCTTAACTGCACTACCTACAATAGGCCATGTGTACTCATCATCAGAATCAAAGTACTTAACTGGGAACTTTGACAGGAAAGTGTCAAGAGTCTTACCTCTGTGGAATGCCAAAAGCTGAGTTACAAGATTAGTCAGCTGCTGTGGCTGTCCCTGGAATACACTGTTAATGTGATTCTTTTTGGTTACACCGCCCCATTTCGTGAAAAGCTCCTTTTGAAATCTACCGAGTTTTCCCATTTTTTAACTCTTTAAACATTAAACAATCTTTTTACTTTAAAAAATTAAGTTATCCTTGTTTAGAGAGCCAGCTTAAACCCACTTGGAATAATAGATTCTGGATCATCAGATGCCTTTGTAACCATCCTCAAACTACCATCAGAATTTCTTCTAGTACCATTAAGGGTTTGCTCTAAAGCTCTCATACCTTTTTTTACTTCTTTCTTAACTTTACCCTTTGTGAAGGATTCAAAGTCTTTGAAGTTATTAGTCAAAGTCATAAAGAGACCAATGTACTTGATGAACTCTACTGGATGTTCCTGCTCAAATTTCTGAACTGCTGTGAGATATTCTCCTGTCTCAGGGTCTTTATACACAGGCTTGGAAATACACTCAAAAGCTTTCTTACGAAGATCTTGAGAGATGTCCATGTCACCCATCAAGGTTTTGTCCTTTAACAAAGAGTCCTTTAGTTTCTCAGACTGCTTGCGTCTGTTCTCTACTTCAGCATCAGCAGCTTTCTGAGCATCTTTCAGCATTTTGTCATACTCCTTCTGAAAGAACTCTTTGTTGCTTAGAAGAGCATCTTTGGCATCCTCAATGTCATTACCATTATCAATGGAACGACGAGCCATCTTGTCAGCCTTCTCTCTTGAATAACCATTATTCAGATAGTCCTGAGTAATCAGTTGATATCTCAACTGCTCTGCTTCTGGAGTCTCTGCACTAATGTCAGTATCTTTAATGTTCTGAAGTCTACCAAGAGTAACCTCATACATACGGATACTGTTTGGCTCTATGCCATTTTCAAGAGCTTTTTTAACTCTCTTCTGAGCTTCATCAAGTCTGGCTTCTACCTCCAAGTCAATCAATTTGCTGAAAGACTCAGCATCGGTAGCACCATTAATTGTCTCTTCGTCAAGGTTAGGGAAGATTCCATCCTCTGCCGCAGCGTTGGCTATGGAAGAGTAGAAGTTGTTATCAGGAGAAGAGCCACCACCATCATCAGCGGTAGAATCTTCCTTTTCACCTTCTTGACTATCTCCACTACCTACGCTCTCTGGTTGTTTGGTGTCCTCTTCCTCAAAGAGAGAACCCTTAACCTCAGTAGTTGTTGTTTCACCATTTTCTTCTTGGTTATCAGGCTGCTCCTGATTACCATCCTCCTGAGTCTCTTTCTCAGGGGCTTCCTCAGAGCCAAATAGAGTATCTATTTCATCTGCTCCAAGAATGTTAATAAATCCATCTTCCATGTTATCCTTCTCTTTTAAATTTAACTTAAAAATTCACAATCTTCTTTGTATGCAAAGTTACAATATAGAGATTTTTGCATACAGAAACTAACTGAACCTTTAAGTCCAGCTAAAAAGAGCTATTAGAAAATAAAGGATTTTTAATTCTTATCTTTTCAATTATTTACTGCTACCAGCCTTTCTTCTTTCCAGGATAGTTTTTATCCCAGTAACTATCTGCTTCCATACCTGTTGCAGGCTGTTCTGCTCTTCTAACATCCCCCCGATAAAGTACAATCTTTTCTTCACGGTATAGCATTACTTGAACTAGTGCCATAATTCTATCGTAGTTTCCAAAGGGATTCCACTGTATTAATTCTTTTATTAAAGCTCTATTCCTAAGTAAGAAAAGATTACTGGTAGTTATTTCTATTTCATTCCCTTCTTCATCTAATTCTATCTTTGTAACTGGTTTTAATAACCAGTCTCTAATAAGTCTGAAACCATATTTAATAATCGGTACTGTAGCTCTGACACCTTTGCTCTTATTTCCAGTACCAATAGAAGTAATTAGCTGTTGGTCTTTTAAATACTCTGGAGTATCTGCCAGTAGATGTACAGAGTTTTTCATACTAAAGTAGCTGAATACTCCTTTAAGGTTGTTTTCATACATACCTTTACAGTTGTAGTAGATACATGCCAGTCTTATCTGCTCATAAAAGTCATTGGCATATGGTTTTCTGCCAGTATATTCTGCTACAAGAGTATCCTTCCAAAAATCCATAATATGAAAAGAACCTAGTGACATAGTATTAGAACCATCATCATCATAAGGGTCTATACCTATTCCATATCTATCATGAGGTACTTTACCATTACTGTCTTTCTGAGGATGTTCAAAAATCTCTAAAGCCCCTTCAACTTTATTATCTTTTGTAGGGAACTCTCTGATTGGAATATCTCCTGTAGGCTTAAATTCTACTTCTCCTTTATCATTTTGGAATAATACACCTGTATAAACATCATCATATTCAGTCGGATTATTATCTATTTGGTTTAGTCTTTCATTCAGTTCTGTGACAGGGAACATATTACCCTGACTTCTAATAATAGCTTCTTGTGGTGTAACAGGATATTGAGATATACGTTTAGTGATAGCATTAATATCAGTAGAGCCATACTTTACTTTATATCTGTCCATACAGATCATAAGTAACGCTTTAGTAATATCACTATTACCATTCTCGTCAATACAGCTATCATCATAATTCATGTAGACAGGATAGAAGAAGGTGCTTTGTTTTCTGCCTTGACCTTCCTTATCAAAGACATTTTCCAAACCATAGAGATTATAGCCATCAGGAGAGTAGAACATCTCAGCAAAGGCTGTAAAGTCACTCTGCTCATTACCTGCTGTACCATAAAGAATAATTTCACCAAACACAGAGGAACCTTGTTCTACGGAAGGTCTGATAAGACCGTAAAGGTCATTAAGGTCTTTAAAGATACCAGCCTCCTCAATAATGTAAAGTACACCACGCGATCCATTCAATTTATCTTGATTGACACCTGAGATAATACCTTGAACAGAGTTTTTACTACCATAAGCAACATCACTACCTGACTTTTTATAGCCCATCTGCCAAGTTAGTTCCTGTACACTACTTTTTAATCTTCTTGATGCAAACTGTGTATTCTTAGCACAGAAGTCTATGTTATCAATAAACACACTCAATATTTGGTTTACACCAATCAGTTTAGTTTTATCTGCTGCTGTTACCAAACATTGTACGTCTTGTTTGTTATTGCTAAATTCACCAATAATAAATCGCTTAGAAAGCATAGCTCCACCAAGAGTTGTCTTACCCTTTCCACGGCTAGCCAAATATGCAGCGTGGTGCTTTCTTTGTCTGGCTTGTAGAATATAATGTGATGAAAGGAACTGACCATCCCATATTCTTGGATGAGATATAGTACGCATTTCCAAGCCATCATCTCTCTTGACTACAAGGTGCATTGGGCAGTAATTAAGCATCCAATAATAATCTCCTGTCACCCAC